GACGTGCTCGGCTACCTGACGGAAGACGATGTGCGGAAATACATCGAAATTCTCAGAGAGTTTGTCGGGACGGGGAGGCGGCCTAAATGAGCAAATGGTATATCGACAAAATCAAAGCAGCCGCGCCGGAATTACTTGACGGCAATACAGCGGACATCATGGACTGGATTGATAACGCGTTTACGATGTACGCGGAAGATGCAGACATTGTGATGCAGATGGATGATGTCATCGATGAGCAGGAAGATTATTACGGTGTAGAACTTGACTACATGAGCCGCAATCAGCTGCTGACGGTCGCGGCGAAGCTGATTGATGTGACGGGAGGAGAATAATGGAAACTTGCGATAGAAACGGCAATTGTATCAATGACGCTCCGACATATGCGCAGGAACAGCTTGCGGACATCGAACGCCGCGAAGCCGTGAATCATCCGTCGTATTACAAGCGCGGCGGCATTGAAGCTATCGACGCCATCGAAGCGTGGGGACTTGGCTTTAACCTTGGCAACGTAGTCAAGTACATCGCCCGCGCCGGGCGCAAGACCGCCGGCAGCTTGCAAGACCTCCGAAAAGCCGCATGGTATCTTAACCGGGAAATCAAGAGGAGGGAGCGCGAATGACGCTAGAACCTGATAAGGTCTACAAGGTGACAAAGGGCAATACAGACAGGAGTATCTTGACCGGTGACCTGATTTTCGTTGACGGTAAAAGCGGTGCGCTCGTAGTGCCAGCGGCGAAAGGCTGGCTTGAGGAAGACGAGCAGACACAATCCGTCATGGATTTTGAGTGTATACGTATCTAAAGTGGAGCTCAAGAAGTTAGTCTAATCGGCAGAATGCACTATGTGACAGTAAAGCGCCGGATATGGTAAAATAGACGTAGCACAAAGGAGGGGACGCTATGCAGGACGGGCACAACGACTATCTGCTACTGACGCGGGGGTATCTCAAAGACTATAAACGGCTTATGGATATGCGCAAGGGCTGGATCGCAGAGATGGGCGACGCCGAGCGCGAGCTTGCGTCCGTGCCGGTCGCCGTTTCGAAATACGGCAATGAGCCGGGCGGCGGCTCGGGAGAATCTTCGCCGACGGAGAGACTTGCCGCCCGCCGCATGGCGCTCCAGCAGAAATACGGGATGCGTCAGAAGGACGTCGCAGAAATCGCACGTCTCGAAGCGCTCCTACATCACGCGTTTGAGGCAATCGGCGAAGAGGACGCACGCATTCTCAAGGCGCACTACATCGACGGCGCAACGTGGTACGATGTCGGCGATGAGCTTGGCTACTCGTATCAAGGGATCCGAAAAAAGGGCAGCCGCGCCCTGCGCAACCTCGCACAGTACATTTTCGGTCTCAAGACTGCCCATCCGCAGCAGATCGTCCTCATCGCGTAGTTTACTGTATATAATAGTGGCCATGTACGGCCATTATTTTTTTCGAAAAACCTATTGACAGTATATACTGCAAGCAGTATAATATAATCAGAAAGAGGGAAAACAAAGAGTTACAAGAAAGGAAGTAATCAAAATGACGAAAGAAGAAATCATGGAAGCAATCGAGGATGCAGAGGTAATCGATAGCCGCGAAATCGGAGGTCGTCGCTACGACCTCTATAATGTAGAAATCGACGGAACGGAAATCAGCGTCATCGACAATGACGATGCGAACGCGGAGCGCTTCACCTACGTGCTGAACGATGGCACGCAGGTGCTCAAGAATCTCGACAGCGTCGAAGATGGCACGGCGGAGCTCCGCGAGGTCGCAGAAGTTTACTAAGGAGGGTTAAAAGAAAAAGCCGAAACGCCCGTAAGGGCGTCCGGGCAGGACAGCAACCTGCTCGCTGATGATGGCAAGCTGAAAGAAAAGAGGTGAAATATAATGGTCAGAGATGATCTGACGGGCAAGCGCTTTGGCAAGCTGGTGGTGCTCAAAGAGCTTGGCGGCGGTCGGATTCTCTGCCGGTGCGATTGCGGCAGAGAGAAGGAATTTAATAAATCGAATGTCAAGCGCGGTCTTGCACGGTCTTGCGGATCGTGCGTGCGAAAGCATACGCGCCGCGACTTGATAAAAGACATGACGGGCAAGCGCTTTGGTAAACTCGTCGTACTAAAAGAGCTGGGCTATCGACGAGTATTGTGCCGCTGCGATTGTGGGACTATAAAAGAAGTGAATAAGTCTCACCTCTTGAGTGGGGATATTATCTCTTGCGGCTGCGAGTTAAAAAAGACCGCGATAAGGTCGCGGGAGCCGAAACTTTACAAGGGGACAGATATTAATCATATCAAAACTAGTAAAGCGACTAGTCGTAGCACCACAGGGATTCGCGGCGTGTCGTATAGTACGCGCCGTGAAAAATACAGGGCGGATATTGGTTTCCGCGGGCAGAAATTTGACCTTGGCTACTTTGACACAATAGAGGAAGCTGCAGCGGCAAGAAAAGCCGCGGAGGAACGATTATACAAACCGATCATCGAAGAGTGGGAGGAAAATCAAAATGTTAGAAAGTCAAAAAAGAGCTAACCGAAAATGGTTAGCTGAAAACTACGAGACTATATCAATCCGCGTGCCAAAGGGCACGAAAGAGGAAATTAAAGCGGCCGCCGCCGCGCACGGAATGAGCATGGCGGCTTTTATACAAGCCGCCTGCAAAGAAAAAGCAGAAAGATGATTTTTCGTCGGATGATAATCCGGCTTTTTATAAAATCTATTGACAGCATATACTACTTGCAGTATAATATAGACAGAAAGAGAAAAGAGAGTAGCCCGGAAGGGCAAAGGAGGAACACAAAATGAAAAACGTAATGGAAAGCATGAAAAAGGATTATGGCTACGTTGAGTTTGGCGGCGAGGAATACGTCCTCATTCAGGACGCCTACCTCGACGGCACGGAGTACGTCGCGGACGCCATCAAAGTTGGTGGCGATGAGCCTGATGTGGATGGGTATGTTCCCATCTACAAAGTGAAATGGAGCATCGCCTATCCGGACACCGAGGACGCAGGCGATGCTTGCGACTGGGAGAATCCAGCGGACGTTTCCGTAATCGGTGCAAAGTTCAATCTGGAGGACGGTTCGGTATTCTGAAAATAATCGGCGGTCAGCAATGGCCGCTTTTTGCAGACTTTGTAAAAGAGCTTTTTTATAAAATCTATTGACACTATATACTACTTGCAGTATAATATAGACAGAGAGAGGGAAACAAGAGAGGTTACAAAGAAAGGATGATCGAAAATGAAAAAGTATCAGGTGAAGAGCGTTGACATGGATGAGTATGTAGGGCTCGAAGCTAAAGTAGAAATTGACGGCAAGGAATATGACATTGCCGAGCAGGTACATGAGACGGAAAATGGCATCGAGCGCGGCGGCTCGGATTGCTACTTCTACATCAGCGGAGAAGAAAACCCGAACCTCTCCGACGCGCTCCCGGTTGAAGATGAAGAGGAAGGCGAAGAACTGTATAACTCAATCATCGAAAGCATGATTGAGTTATATGAAGGCTAAGGAATCCAATGTAGCGGCCTGCAAAGGTCGCTATTTTTTTTGCAAATAAATGTATGGCAGCTTTTATCCAGGCCGCGTGCAAAGAAAAAGCAGAAAGATGATTCTTCGCCTCTCAAGAATCCCACGGCTTTAGCCGTGGGAGTGTCAACAACAGCCTTCTGTTTTCTTATTACGAAACTTTATGTTGATAAGTTGTGGCGTGGAGCGTGTCACAAAGAGTATCAATTTACACTCGCCAGATGTGCTATTATGATATCGTAAGGTTTCCGGGAAAACCGGAACGACTGCAACATATGCGCATTTGAAAACCTCCGATTCCTAGTTTTATCATCTCTACACGAAAGCCCCGACGCGAAACAGTGCCGGGGCTTTCGTGTGTGGAATAACATGCTGATTCGGCATAAGAATCACCTCTTTTATATCTGATCCGAGAGATTTTGCGAGAGAGTCACCAAAGCGGTGGCTCTTTTGTTTTGTCAACATAAGGGAGTGACAAAATGCAATTACAAGTTGAGTATGTGGACATATCCACGATAAAGCCATATAAGGGTAATGCGAAAGAGCATCCCAAGGAGCAGATTGAGCAAATCAAGAAGTCAATGCAGGAGTTTGGCAACATTGACCCGATTGGCATATGGCACAATGAGATTGTTGAAGGTCACGGCAGATACTTGGCTCTCAAAGAATTGGGAGAAACGCAAGTACCTGTTATTCGTCTTGATGATTTGACGGACGAACAGCGCAGGGCGTATACGTTGGTGCATAATCAGCTGACGATGAACAGCGGATTTGATTTGGATACGCTCAAAGTCGAACTTGATAATATTGGTGAGATTGATATGAGCGAGTTCGGATTTAATCTTGATGGCATTGGTGAAGAACCGCAAGAAGTGCAGGAAGATGAACCGCCAGCAGAAGATGAAGTACAAACGCGTTGCAAGAGGGGCGACTTGTGGAAGTTAGGTAATCATAGACTCCTATGTGGTGACTCCACAAGCGCGGAAGATGTCGCAAGGCTGATGGACGGAGAGAAAGCCGACATGGTGTTTACTGACCCGCCCTATGGAATGAATTTAGATACTGACTATTCATCAATGAAAAGTAAACTAGCTATTGCAAATGATAAAGATTTGAAAGGTAGTAAGTATGCCCAAGGTTTAGTTGATGAATTCAATCCCGAAATGATAAGCATGGTTTTATCACTTAACGCCCAAGAAACCTTTTTATGGGGTGCTGATTACTATGCAGAAATATTGCCCAATAAAAACAATGGTTCATGGATAGTATGGGATAAACGAGCAAACGACAACAACGACATAGAACAAGATTTATCAAGTGACAAAATGTTTGGTTCTTGTTTTGAATTGTGTTGGAGCAAGAAAAAGCACAAAAGAGATATTGCGCGGATTAAATGGGCGGGTGTTTTTGGTTTAGAAAAAGAATTTGACCACCAGAGACAACACCCAACACAAAAACCGATAGCACTTGTTCAATGGTTTTTAGATAGATATTCAAAAGATAATCAGAATGTAGTGGATTTGTTTGGAGGTAGCGGTTCGACCTTGATAGCGTGCGAACAGTTAAACCGTAAATGTTACACAATGGAATTAGACGAGCATTATTGTGATGTTATCCTGCAAAGATGGGAGAATCTGACAGGCCAGACAGCAGAACTGATTAACAGAGAGTAAAGGAGGTGTAAACAATGGCAAAGATGGGCAGACCAAGAAAACAGATAGACAAGACCGAGTTTGAAAAGCTATGCTTCTTGCAATGCACGAGGAGCGAGTGGAACAAGTCAAATAACGGGATAGGAGAGGGAACGGTTGAACAATGAAAACTTGAAGCCTTTAAACAAGCGCACAAAGAGCGAGCAAAGAGAGATTCAGCGAAAAGGCGGTCTTGCCTGTGCGAAACGCAGGAAGGAAAAGAAAGAGATCCAGAACCTTGTGCGTGATCTTCTTAATGCTCCACTACATGATGGGAATGTAGATGATAAGATTACCAGTATCGCAGGAATGAAAGGGAAGAACATCAGCGGACGCATGATGATTGTTCTAAAGCAGTTCGAGAAAGCGGCGAAGGGCGACACACGATCTGCGGAATTGCTACTGCGATATGATGGCGGTGATCTGGAATTTGAACACAAAAAGAAACTGGATGAAAAGAATCTGGAATTTAAGGAACGCGAACTAAAGAACAAAGAGGACGGCTGGTAATATGGCACAGGCATGGGCGATGAAGCTCTATCAGTCACGCGAGTGGCGCGAGCTCAGACAGGCGATCATACAAGAGCGCGGCCTGCGCTGTGAGCAATGCGGGCGGCTGGTGCACACAGCGTCAGAGCTGACGGCCGACCATATCCGCGAGCTGACGCCGGAGACAGTGCAGGATGCAGACATTGCACTCAACCAGGACAATGTGCAGCTGCTTTGCGCAGACTGCCACAACCGCAAACACCAACGCTTCGGCCACATGGGCCGTGGCGTCTTTATCGTCTACGGTTCGCCGTGCAGCGGCAAATCGACGCTCGTCAATCAGCTCAAGCTACGCGGCGACATCATCGTCGATATGGATCTGCTCTATGAGGCAATCAGCGGCTGCACACTCTATGACAAGCCGGACAATATCCGGCTTGTCGTCTTTCGTGTGCGCGATACGCTGCTCGATGCCGTAAGAACGCGGCTTGGCCGCTGGAACAATGCATACATCATCGGCGGCTATCCGTACAAGGCGAAGCGCGAGGCGCTGGCCAAGCAGCTCGGTGCCAAACTCATCTACTGCGAATCGACGCGCGAGGAGTGCCTGGCACGCGCCGAAGAGCGCGGCGTCTTCGCGCCGGAGTGGGCCAAGTATGTGCGCGAGTGGTGGAATGACTATGAGCCGTGAGCATCTGCGGCGGATAGCCCCCCGGGGGGTGTTGGCCTGGACGGATTTTTTAGAACCGGTTGGCTTACTTTTTTAAAATCCGCGTCGAAAATTTGACTTTTTGGCCAAGGTTTTCTGAATCGAGGTGAGATGGGTGGACATCAAGCAAGAGTACAAGAGACTGCGCGAGCTATTCCAGGAGGGCGCTGATGAGAAGCTGATGGAAGCGGCGGACGGAGCCATCTTGGAGGCCGCGCGCATCCGCTGCCAGCTCGACGAGCTCAACAAGATCGCGCAGGCGGGCGGTCTCGTCAAGTATGACCCGGCGAATCCCTCGCGGCAGAAGACGCAGCCGATCGCGCGGACTATCACACAGGTGCGCGCGAGCTATATCAGCTACGTCGCCAAGCTGACCAAGATGCTCGGCGGCGGCTCACTGGAAGACGACGACGATAACCTCGACGAGTATGAGTAAGCCGAGAGGGAAGAAGCCAGACGAGAAGCGGCTGCGTCTGCTGGCACCATACCGCTCCTACCTGCATCTCTATGCAGAGAAGATCAAGAGCGGCCAGATCGTCGCGGGCACGCACATCAAGCAAGGCATCAGGCGATTCCTCGATGACTTCGACGACCCAGAGTTACGCATTGACTTGTCCGAATCGGACAAGCGCATCCGCTTCATCGAGCATGAGTGCAAGCTCTACGAGGCACCATTCAGCGGGCGGCCCTTCAAGCTCGAGCTCTTCCAAAAGGCCATCATCGAGTCAATCTATGCCATCAAGAAATGGAACCCCGAGGCAAACTTCGGCAAAGGCGGCTGGGTGCGAAAGTATCAGGATGTCCTCATTCTCATCGCGCGCAAGAATGGCAAGACGCCGCTCGTCGCGGCTGTCTCGCTGTCGGAGTTTATGTGTGGTGAAATGGGCACGAAAATCCTTTACGGGTCGAACGACTTCGAGCAGGCAGATCTTGCCTTTTCGGCGACGGACGCCATGCGCGAGGAGTCGCCGAGCATGGCCAAGCGGACGCGCCGCAATCAGAAGGGCATTTTCTTCGGCAACCCGAAGCACCGCAAGACGAAGGGGAAATACTCGTACCAGAACAAAGGCAGTATCCGCAAAATATCGGCCAAGGGTAAGAACAAAGAGGGCCGCAATATCAAGGTCGGCGTCGTCGACGAAGTGCACGAGATGGAGGACGATCACCTCGTCATGCCGATACAGCAGGCGCTCTCGACGCAGGACGAACCGCTCTACTTTGAAATCACGACTGAAGGTTTTACCGAGGATGGCTATCTCGACCACCGGCTCGCCGACGCGCAGAAGGTGCTCGACGGCGAGCTCGACCGCCCTGATTGGGCGATATGGTGGTACAGCCAGGACAGCGAGGAAGAGGTCTGGCAGGATGAATCGTCCTGGCAGAAGAGCAACCCTGGCATCGGCGTCATCAAGAAATGGTCGTATCTGCGCAAGCAGGTCGAGGAAGCAAAGAGCAATCCATCACAGCGCGCTTTTGTGCTCGCGAAGGACTTTAACATCAAGCAGAATTCGTCCGCTGCTTGGCTCGACGAGGCGACCATCGTCAACACCGAGACTTTTGATCCGGAAATGCTGCGCGGCCAGTATTACATCGGTGGCCTTGATTTCGCCGAGACGACAGACCTATGCTCGGCTCGCGCCCTTTTTGAAGATCGGCAGACGCGGAAGAAGTACACGCTGCAGATGTACTTCATCCCGGAGGCCAAGGCCGACGCGATCCTCGACGATGACTCGCAGCTCAATCCAGAGCGAAAGAATTACCGCGAGTGGGAGAAGCAGGGCCTCGTCGTCATCTGCCCGGGCGCGGAAGTCGACGCCGAGCTCGTCGCGGGCTGGTTCGTCGACCTCTACGAGCACTACGGCATGATGCCCTATAAAATCGGCTATGACAACTGGCACTCGAAGGACTTCCAGGAAATCATCGCCGAGAATTTCGGCAAAGAGGTGCTCGAGCGTATCGGTATGGACTTTATGAGCTTATCGGGGCCGATGCGATCACTCGAGTCGGATCTCGGGCGCAACGTACTCGTCTACAACAACAACGAGATCGACCGCTGGTGCCTGTCGAATACGGGCTACAAGACCAACAACATCGGGCTCATCATGCCCGTGAAGAAATACGGAACGAGCAAAAACCGCATCGACGGCACGCTGAGCGATATCATCTGCTACGCGACATTCAACCGATATCGTTCGCTGTACCGGGATGCGCAGAAAATGAGGTGAGGAGCGAGACATGATTTTCGAGAATTACATCCAGGGGCTGCTGGACGTCTACAAGGGATGGCGCGGCAGGCGCTTTGTGCAGGGCGTGCTCAATGACAATCGGGCGGTCTTCACTTCCTTTGGCGGCAACATCTACTTGTCTGACATCGTCAACAACTGCATCAACCGCATCGCGACGGAAATCGGCAAGATTGACGTCTGCAGCGTCGTCAAGGCGGGCAGCAGCATCGCGGTGCAGAATGACGATATCACGCGCCTCTTCCGCTTCCGACCGAATCCCTTGCAGACGACGAAAGACTTCCTCGAGGCGTGCGTCTGGTTGCAGCGCAAGACGATGCACTGCTTCATCTTCCCACAGTGGGAGGATGTCAAGAGTACGAATGGCCTGACGTACCGGCGCTACACAGCACTCTACCCGCTCAACCCGGCGTCGGCTGAGCTTGGCCGTGATGAGACGGGGCGCTGGATGGTTAAATTTTACTGGCGCGACGGCGGCACGGATGTGCTGCCGTATGACCAAGTCGTCCACCTCAAGTGGCGCCGCGGCAAGAATCTCATCATGGGCGGCGGAAATGACTACGGCCATGCCGACACGCGCGACGCGCAGAAGGCCGTCGAGACACTCGACAAGCTGATGCAGGGCTTGCCTCTGAGTATTGAGGCGGGGCTGAAGCTCAACGGCGTCTTTACGAGCAAGACAAAGCTCGACGCCGACAAGCTGCGAGCGGCGCGTGATGAATTTGAAGACCGCATCCTGACGTCCAAGGCGGGCATTGCCGCCGTCGACGTCGCGGGCGACTTTACGCCGATCCAGAGTCATCAGGCAGTCATCCCGGATACGACGATGAGATTCGTCAAAGACATCATCCGCAATCGCTACGGCGTCAGCGCGGCCGTGCTGGACGGCGACTACAATGACGCCCAGCACGCAGCCTTCTACCAAAACTGCATCGAGGACTTTATCAATGAATTTGAGCAGGCCATGACAGCCTGCCTTTTTAGCCAGCGCGAGCAGGATGTCGGCCACCGCGTCAGATGCTACTACAACAAGGTCGAATACTACGACACGGCCAACAAGATGCAGTTGGCGCAGATCGCGCGCGACACGGGACTCATGACGCTCAATCAGATCGCCGACATGTTTGGTATCGAGCCCTTCGAGGGCGGCGACCGCCGCCTGCAGTCGCTGAATTACGTCAACACGGAGCTGGTCGACAAGTACCAGCTCGACGCGAAAGGAGTCAATGCAAATGCCGAAAGTAAAGAGCCGGACGAATCCGGCAAGTAAAAAGGATGACGCGATGACCTGCGTCCGAAGCTACGCGCGCCAGGAATTCCGCGCCGTGACGGGCGGCGAGGATAACGGCGACGGGGAAGATGACGGCATCCGCTCCATCACCGGCCACCCCGCTGTCTTCAGCTCCCCGGCCGACATTGGCGGCTGGTTTGAAGAGATTATCGAGCCGGGCGCTTTTGACGACTGCGACCTGACTGACGTCTTGCTTTTCGTGAACCATCGTGATATGAAGATCCCGCTCGCACGCAGCCGCCGCAACAACGGCAATTCGACGATGACGCTGACGGTCGATGATATCGGCCTCAAGATGGATGCCGACCTTGACGTCGAGAACAATCAAGAGAGCCGCACGCTCTTCTCGGCTATCGAGCGCGGCGACATGGATGGCATGAGCTTCTGCTTCCGCGTGCGGGAGCAGACCTGGGATAATCTTGACACGGATTATCCCACCAGGCACATCACCAAGATTGCCAAAGTCTACGAGGTATCGGCTGTCAATGAGCCCGCCTACGCAGATACAGATATTTCCGCTCGCGACAAAGCGGCGCTGGAAAGCGCCCGCAAGGCAGTGGAGACTGCCAGGTCGGCATCGCTGGAGAGCGAGGACGAGCTAGAGATATATAGACTCAGAAATGAAATCATGGCACAGGTATGAGAATCGAAAGAAGGTAAAACACATGAATAACGAAAAAATTGAGAAGCTGATCCGCACCAAGGAAGCAAAGAAACAGGAGCTCGCGAAGCACTCGGAAGAGGTCAAGACCGTCGAGGAACTGCGGTCCATCCATGACCGCATCAAGGAAATCAACGCGGAAATCGAGGAGCTGCGCGGCGTCATCAAGCAGGATGACGAAAATATCGCCGACCGCACGAAGGCCGTCAATAAGAAAGAGGACGCCGTAAAGCCGGAAGCGCGCGGCAAGCAGATCGCTGACCCCGAGCATGGCTTTGAGTCGCGCGGCCGCGCCGATCTCGATGGCGCACAGACGAAAGAGTCCGCCGAGGCGCGCAACCGCGAGTACGGCAAGAACCTCAAGGAAGGCCGCTCTATCACGGTGTCGGGCGGCACCATCGTACTGCCGCAGCACACGAGCGACACGATCAACCCGAGTTTCCTACAGGGTTCGAACCTCATCGACCTCGTCAAGCAGGTGCCGATCCCGGGCGGCGAGACGTACAGCCAGCCGTATGAAATCAGCACGGACGACGCGGCCTACACCGCTGAGGGCGCGGAGGCAGCTACGGCTGAAGTGAAATTCGGCAAGGCCACCATCGCCAAAGCAAAAGTCACGGCCTACAGCGAAATGACGGAGGAGGTCGAGAAGCTGGCAGAAGCGCCATACGCGGAAGCTGTCCTCGGCGCGGTAGAGACGTCCCTGCGCAAGAAGATGGCGAAAGAGATCCTCGTCGGTACAGGCGCAGACAATACGCTGACGGGCATCTTCTCGGAGAAAGCCGCAGCCATCGATAAGGCAACGGATCTTGAAATCGCCAAGATCGACAACACGACGCTCGATACCATCATCTACAGCTACGGCGGCGATGAGTCCGTCGAGGGCATGAATCTCCTCGTCCTCAACAAGAAAGACCTCGCGGCTTTCGCGCGTCTGCGCAATACGGACGGCTCGAAATTCCACACGATCATCATGTCCGGCAATGGCGGCTCGGGCACGATCGACGGCACGCCGTTTGTCATCAACAGCGCCTGCGGCTCGATCGCGGACAGCAAGACCGCCGCGGCGACGTACTGCATGGCATACGGCAATCCTATGAACTATCAGCTCACGATCTTCTCCGATCCGGAGATCAAGAAGAGCACGGATTACAAATTCAAGGAAGGTATGGTCTGCCATCGCGGCGTTGTCTTCGCGGGCGGCAATGTCGTCTCGGCGAACGGCTTCATCCGCGTGAAAAAAGCGCCGCAGGCGTGACCTGCGGGGGCGGCAGGGGCTCGGCTTTTCAGCCGGGCCTTTTGCGTGCCCGAGTAGGCGCGCTGATTTTGAGGAGGGAATGACATGAAGGCAAAGACGCTGAGAGCATTCATCGACCGCGAGACGGGCGTCGGCTACAATGTCGGCGACACTTACGAGAGCGGAGCGAGCGGGCGGCTGGACGAGCTGGCGGCGGGCGGCTACATCGAAGTAATCGCACCGCGCAGCAAGAAGCCTCCGGCCGCCCCGGCGGCACAGGCGGATAAAGGCTCAGGCGCAAAGACGAAGGAGTGAGCATCATGGTGGCGACGGACACAGAAGTCCAGCTGATCGCGATGCTCCTGCGCATCGATGTCGACGCCGACACGTTCAAGATCATCCGCACCTATGTGAGCGCGGCTGAGTCTTGGCTGCGAAATGCCGGTGTAGAACCGGACTACGACGACGGCCTCTACACCAATGTCGTCGCGGCCTATGTCGGCCAGCAGTACGACGACCCGGAGGGCGGCACGGCCAAGGCGGGCGATGTCACGCTGACGGCAATGACGGAACAGCTGCGGCTCGCACAGGCCGCGAAGCGAGAGGAGGGCGGCACGCCGTGAAACAGTCACAGGTTGGCAAGCTGGATCGGCGCGTCGATCTGCTCGAACCGGCGGGCTCTGGCAGGTATCGCGTCACCGCGACAGTCTGGGCGGCTTTCCGCCGGCCTGGCATCAGGAGCGGGGCGATGATGGGCAGTGCCGCGGCCGTCGTCATCACGCAGGGCGTGACCATCCGCGAGCGCAAGGACGTCCGCAAAGGCTGGCGTATCCGCTATCCGGCGGGCGACAAGCGGGGCGCGCTCTACGATGTGATCCACGTCGACGCGTCCGTGCGCCGCGAGCTCACGCTGACCTGCAAGGACATCGAGGTGCAGACATGAGCGAGGGGTTCAAGCTGAACATCAGGATCGATGACGCCGCCTTCCGCGCAACCGCCGACATCGCCAAGTACGACAAAGCGACGCAGGACAAAATCAAGGCCGCTATTGCCGACGGCATTAAAACCGTCTACGAGGAGGCTGTAAACCGCGCACCAAAACGCACGGGCGCATTCGTCAAGGGCATCAAGATGGAGGTCAAGGGCGCGCACGGCGTGGTCAAGAGCACATCACCGCTCTCCTACGTCATCGAGTACGGCAGCGGCCCGCGCATCGCCTCGCCGCTGCACGCCAAGGCCATGCTGATCAATGGCGATTTCGTCCGCGGACATGTCATGAGCATGGTGCAGGAGCGGCCCTTCATGCGCCCGGCCGCCGAGGCGGGCAAGCCGAAAATAGAGGCGGCGGTTAAGGAGGCCATTGAGAAATGAGGATCATCAAGCATCTGCCGATTTTGTCCCTGCAGGAAGCAGTCTACGAACTGCTTGAGAAGGGGCAGACCGCGCAGGTCTATCGTGCCGTGCCACCACATGCCGACGAGAGCCCGTACATCACAATCGGGCTCTGTACGGTCAAGCCGGAGGATACGAAGGAGGACGCGCTGTGGAACTGTACGCTGGCGATTGACGTGTGGAGCACCGGAGCGGGTGCAGGAACCGTCATCGAGGCGGGCGAGGAAACGGTGGGCGACGCGGCAGCAGGCACGCAGATCGCCGAGCAGGCGAAAAGAATCTATGAAGCCGTCGACGACATCAGCTACTTGATGTCGAAGTACGGCGACCGCATCACGGTCGACGGGTACAAGGTACTAGACGTCGAGGTTGAGCAGAGCGAGACCTTCCCGACGAGCGACCTCGGCTACCATGCGACCGTCTCCGTGCGGTATCAGCTCATCGATAAGTAATCAAGCATAAGGAGTGACAGATATGGCAATCACAGAAGATCAGCTCAAGACACTGCCGGAAAATCCAGACAAGAGCGTGGCGAGCCCGGGCAAGGACCATCTGCTGCAGGTAGACGGCGGCACGGCGAGCAAGCCGAGCTGGGTAACGGTCGGCGGACAGCGCAACGCGCCGCTCGATCAGACAGCAGACAGCATTGACGCATCGCATAAGTCGTCCGGAGGCTGGAAGCAGACGCTCCCGGGGCTCAAGGGCTGGAGCTGCTCGTATAGCGGCCTGAGAATCCTCGATGACGACGGCCTCACCATCCTCGACTATTGCTTCCGCAATTCCAAGCAGGCGCATGTCCGCTTCATCGACAAAGAGGGCAACTATCAGGAGGGATGGTGCTACGTCACCAAGCTCACAAAGGATACGTCCTACACGGCCGTAGCGACCTACACGGCCACCCTCAGCGGCGTCGGCGCAATCAGCGAGACCAAGAAGGACGCGACGTACACGCCTGAGACGGCCACGTCGACCGCGTCAGCCGGCACGGGCGCATGAGCACTAGACACAGGTAGAGGAGAAGAAAATTGAAAAAACCGACGACTTTCAAAATCGGCGAACGTGAGTACACGCTCGCCTTTTCTGTTCGTGCGTTGGCAAACATGGAGCGCTCGATCGGGCGCTCCATTTTGTCTATCATCACGGGCACACAGGCAAATTGGATGAGCAACATGACCATCGACTTCACGGCGAGCGGCCTCAAGTACGGCTTGCAGACGGAGGAGAGGTTCGACCCATACGACATCATCGACGACGCCTTTGAGCACGGTATGGAGCTCAATGAGCTGACGGGCTACGTCCTGCTCGCCATCGAGCAGACAGGGCTTTTTCAGATCCGGATGCCGGAGCCGACGAAAGAAAAGACCGGCGAGACGGAGAAAAAGTAGAGTCATTCATCGAGTGGGCGAAGAAGAGCGAGCCGATAGCCTATCGCATCGGACTAAAACCTGCAGAATTTGAGGAGCTGACGCCGGGAGAATTCCGCCTACTCGTCGAAGCATACGAGGCACGGCGAAAGGACGAGGACTATCGTCGCTCGTATTTTGTGTCGCTGCTGATGAATCCACATCTCAAAGAGCCGATAAGCCCCGAGCAGATTTTTGATCCGCTCTACTACACGGCCGACGAGATCAAAGAAAAGAAAAATCGGCAGGCAAAGGATGAAGCGGAATACTTCAAGAGCTTCGGCAAGCAAAAGGACGAATCGGACAAAGAAAAATAACATGTATCCATTATCAATCGAGAGGTGAAGAAATTGTCGACCATATCAGAACTGCTCATCAAGATCGGTGCCGACTCGTCGGGACTGCGCAAGGAACTCGGCGAGTCAAAGACTGCCATCCATCAGACCTTCGGCGACGTCAAGCCTCTCGATACGATGCAGGGCGCATTGACGAGCACGACGAGTAAGGTGGAGGGGCTCATCGGCTCCTTCACAAAATTCGCGGGCGTCGTCGCGGGCGGCTTCGGCCTGACCTCGCTGATCTCGGGTGCGGTCACGGCGGGCGAGAGCGTCTATCAGCTCTCGCAGAAGATGGGCGTCACCGTCGCCCAGGCGGGAGAATTCAAACGCATCCTCGCGCTGACGGGCGGCGATGCAGATGCCGCGAGCGCGGCTATCATGAGGCTGGACAAGTCGATGGCGGGCGGCGGCGCGTCGGCACAGAAGACGCAGCAGATCTTTGACGCGCTCGGTGTCTCGCTCAAAGACCAGCAGGGCCACCTACTGCCGCTCAATCAGCAGCTCGAGCAGCTGGCCAAGGGCTACCAAGCGGCAGAAAAGGCCGGGTACGGGCAGGAATTTATCATGAATACGCTCGGTGCCAGGGGGCTGTCGCTGACACAGACCTTGCGCGACTATGCCGAGGCCAAGGAAAATGCCGCGAAGATTAAATCATCCGGCATGATAGACGCTCAGCAGATGCACGAGCTAGACCAGCAGATAAAACTCGCCAACATGCAATTCGGCCAGCTTAAAGTCGCAGGCGGCGCGGCCCTGGCGCCGCTCGCCAAAGAATTCCTGCCGCTCGCCATCGATGGGCTAAGCAAGGCGGCTGTTTTCATCAAAGAAAATAGCACGCAGATCAAAACGCTGACGACCGACCTCGTCAAACTCTACGCCGTCTACAAATCCATCCAGGCCGTCCGCGCCATCGGTGCCAAGGCGACAACAGCCGTCAAGTCGACCATCGGCAAAGCGCTCGGCGGCAATGCCGAGGTTGTTGAGGCTGAAAAAACACAGGAAGAAATCACCAAAGTGCAGCAGCGCGCCATCACAAGGCGACTGAACGCGATGCAGGCAGCGGCGAATAAGGAGATCAAGGAATACGAGAAGACCGTCCAAAAAATGGAGGTTGCCGAAGCCGAGAAGACACGCCTCGTCACAGAGTTTGCGACCAAGCGCATCATTGCCCTCGAGGAAGCACAGGCCAAAGAACGGGCGGCGATGGAAAAGACCTTTTTGAGCTACCAGACGCAGAAGGCACGCGAGGCGGAGATTGCCGCTGAGACGGAACAGGCCAAAGCGGCCTCCGCCGAAAAAGCGGCCGCGCAGATTGCCGAGGCAAACACCGCGGCAGGCGCGTCCACCTCGCGCATCGTCGAGGGCAACGCGCGCGCGGCAGGGAGCGAGGTCGCCAAAGCCGACGCCGCAACCGTGGCGTCAGGACGCATTATCGAAGCGAATGCCGCCGCACAAGGCTCCATCGTAGAAACAACTGGAGCGCAGAATGCATTGACAGCGTCGGAAGTCGCTACGGGTGCTGCCGCCGGCGAGACAGCGGCAAAGAAAGTAACCGCTGAAAATGTATCGAAGGCGGCCCTCGCGGGGACGAAAGTAGAGCAAGAGGCTTTGACAGCGGCAACGGCCGTGACCGGAGCTACTGCGATGGGGACGGGATCCAAAATAGTCGGAGCGATGGCTATCGCTCAATCCGGGGTAGCGACGTTGACGGGGGCGGTGTGGAGACTGATGGGCGGCTGGCTAGGCGTCGCCGCGGCGATTGCCTATGCCGCTTACTGTCTCTACCAGTTCGCCCACCAGAAACAGGCCGAAATCGACGCGGAGACCTATGTGACAAGTGACGGCAGCAAGTGGCATCACAAGCTGGGATCTGACGTCTGGGAGGCCGATCCTGGCAACCATCCTGAGGCGCCCGGCGGCATCACCAATGTCTCCACGCCGTTTGCCTCGCTCGATATGGAGGATGCCGGATTCGAGGCGCCGGCCACGTCCGTTGCGGAGCTCAACCGCAGGACAACGCCGGACGCGGATCAGCAGGCGGAACTAGACCAGATGGCAGGAGAAAGATGGCTGGAAACGCCGCAGGGGATGGCCTGGGCGGCCGAGCAGAAAGCCGCGCAGGCGGAAAGCGACATGAGCGGCCTGCTGGCCAATGTCACGGCGGACATTCCCGCGGGCACCGGCGCAGGAGGTGCAGGAGGCTCAGGAGGTGCGTCGGCGGCCGTCAATACCACACCAACGCGCACAAAGTGGTCATTCGAGGATGACCCGGAGCTCGCTGCCTGGCAGAATGAAATCCGCTACGCCGGCTCCTACTGGGGGCTGGATCCCGCGCTGATCGCGGCCATCATCAAGACGGAATCACACGGGCAGTCCGATATATGGTCGTCCGACCACGCGCATTGGGGACTCGGGCAGATCTCAAAAGATATTGCCGACACCTACGGCGGCGGCAGAGGGTTCGGCGAGGGCAGCGACCCGAATGATAACATCATGGCGGTGGCCGGCTATCTGCAAGCCCTGCTGACGCAGTACGGCAATGTGGAGGACGCCATATCGGCGTATAATCTCGGGCATGCGAACCCGGGTGCGAATCCCGGGTACGTATCGCAGGTGGAAGGCTACTACAACGCCATCACCACCTCACAGGTACCAGTCGCCGGCGGCCAATCACCGCAAGCGATGACCGAGACGCCGATCGGTATCTCTATCTACGACGAGGCGGCGAAGAACATCGGCGAACAACTCGGCGCGAACACCTGCGCGCACTTCGTGTCGTATCTGGCACAAGGCATCGGAGCAAATACAGGCGTCATCAGCGATCGTGTGAAGGACTGGGTGGACGTAGCGAAACAAAACGGCGCATGGGTCGACGCATCAAGCGGACAGACCGCGCCGAAAGGATCGCTCACTGTCTGGAGCGACGGGGCGGCGGGAAACCCTTGGGCACACATCGGCGTATCAGACGGCGCGGGCGGCTGGATCGCGAGCGATACGCACGGCGTCAAGCACTCGAGCGGCCTTGACTCGTACTATAACGGCTATCGCTACGCGGGCTACATCGACATGGACAGGCTCACGGGCGGGCAGACGGTCAAGACGGCATCGGACGCCTCACAGCGGGCGGCGAGCGAAGCGGCGAAGCGCGTGAAGCGCGCCACCGACGAAGCGAACAAGATGCTGGCGGAGATGCGCGACGAGAACGAAAAGGAAAGCGGGCATACATACCAGCAAGAATACCTGAAGCTCATGAACGACATCGCGGACAAAGCCGCGAAAATCAGGAAACTGCAGTCGGAGGGCGCGCCGACTACGAGTATCGAGGCGCTGAAGAGCGAACTCGACGTCTACAGTACGAGCGCTATTGAGGAATTCCGACAGAAATGGACGGACGCCTATGCGGACCTGTACGACACGTCGCAAGCGGAGCTTGCCAAAACCCGCCATGACTACGAGGCGGAAGCCGACTATGAATACTCGCTCACGGTGAGAAAGCTCAACCGCGAGCTCGAGGAAGAGAAAAAAGCGCTCATGCATGACGAGGATGACGTCAGAACGCGCATGGCCCTTGAGGATAAGTACTACGCGCAGCTCGAAGAAGCGGAGGACAAGCGCAGGAAGGCACGGCAGGAGGCCCATGAGAAATACGTGAGCTACCTGACCGAGGAGGGCAACCTCGCCATGCTCATACACTACATGGGAACGCCGAAGGTCAATGCTGACGGCACGCGCTCGAAGTCAGACGGAGAAAAGCGCGGCGAGGAATCCATCAACATCGCGGGCCAGAAAGCGCTCGCCAAAGAGTATGTGAAGCTGTGGCAGGCGGCGCACGGCAGTATGGCGGCGTATATCGCCGACGTGTCGGATACCCTCTACAGTACGATGTCGGACTCCATGACGGACTTCATCCGGGGCACGAAGAGCGCGAAGTCCGCGCTCCAGGACTTCGGCAACGCCGTGCTGAACATGATGGCCAAGATTGCCGCGCAGAGACTGGCGGCATCGTGGATGAGCAGTATCTTCGGCGCGTTCGGCGGCGGCGCGTCCGCGTGGAGCTGGGGCGGCGTGGCGCATGATAGCAGCTTTGGCATATCGTCTGTTACCGACTCGCTGGCCAACACGGCATCGGCTACGTCTAGTATCCTCAATGTCCCGAAATTTGCCACGGGCGGCATCGTCACCGCGCCGACGCTCGCGATGATCGGCGAGGGCGGCGACCATGAGGCCGTAATCCCGCTCAATGACCACAATCTGAGAGCAATGGGCGGCAACTCCGGCGGCAAAGGCGGCGTCGTCGTCAATATCACCAACAAGAGCAACTCCGAGGTGAGCGTCCAGAAGAGCGGATTCAACGAGGATATCGGGAAATGGGTGCTCGATATCGTCGTTGACGGCGCGCAGCGGAACCGGGGCGGCTTCGGCCGCAATCTCAAGACTGCGCTGAAAGGAACAATGTAAATGGCAGAGACATACACTTTCCCAACAGACTTTCCAGAGCCAAACCTTGCATCCTCGTCGAATGCGGGCGACTCCTATAAAGACAAGCTGCAGGATAGCACAATCAGCACAACGAGCGACGCTGGCTACAAAAAGACGCGGCCACGCACGACGCGCATGATTGAAACATGGACGTATGCCTGGACGGGCGTCAATGCCGCGGACTTCTCCAAACTGCAGACGTTTTTTCGCAAAGTCGGCACTTTCCAGCAATTCGAGTGGACGGATTGGAACACAGGGGAGGCGCATGTCGTACGTTTTCTCGATGCGCTTGAATGGCAGGAAAATTACCCCTACGGTTGGCAGGGGACGCTTAAATTTGAGGAGGTGTAAGCGTGCTTGAGTTTTCCAAGATCGCAACGCTCGAGAAAAACAAACTCTCGACGGATGCGCCTTTTTTGATGTTCGTCGACATCGATCACGAACAGCTCGCCGAGAATATCCGCCTCGTGCGCAACACGAGCGATGTGGAATGGAACGGGAAGACGTGGACGGCGTTCCCGATCGACGTCGAGGACGCGACCGAGGACGGCAAGACGCTGCCGGCGCTCAACATGAAGATCGCATCAGGAGGCGGCCTCATTACGACGTATCTGCAGAAGTACGGCGGCCTGACGGACGCGCGCGTGAAGCTCTACATCGTGAACGCGAAATGCCTGGACTCCGACAAGCCGGAGCTTGAGATGGAGTACCAGATCACTGAGACGGCCTACGACGAGCAGTGGATCACCTTCACGCTCGGCGCATCGCCGGAGCTGGCGAACCGTTTTCCGGCGCAGAAGTATCTCACGGACTTCTGCCCCTTCATCTGCGGCGATATCCGCTGCGGCTACACAGGCGACAAGACATGCAAGAACAACCTGGCTTCCTGCCTTATCTCAGAACGTTTCGGCGGCGAGCCCGGGATCCAGACAGGGAGGTGATGACATGGAGTTTGCATACGACGACCTCATCGGCGTGCCGTTCGTCGACGGCGGGCGGGACGCGAAGAGCGGCCTTGATTGCTGGGGGCTCGTCAAGGAGGCATTCCGGCGGCAGGGCTGCGAGGTGCCGGACTATCATATCTCAGCGATCGAGGCAGCGGACATCGCGGGGGAGATGAAACAGCAGGAAGATGAGTGGGTGCGTCTCGACGGACCGCGCGTGGGTTGCCTCGTACTGTTGCGGCTGACGCCGGGGCTCTGGGCGAACCATGTCGGCATCTGCATCGGCAACGGCAGATTCCTGCACGCCTACCTGCCGACGGGTGTCTGCATCGATCGCCTGCGGCGCTGGCAATCGCGCGTTGTTGGGTATTACACACCGAGAGGAGGATGGCATTGATACAGCTTGTGAGTATCGCGAACCCGTTCGAGCCGACGCGGCGCGAGATACAGGATCTATACTACACGGGCGGCAAGGTGACGGCCTACACGGACATCGAGGGCCGCGACATCTACATCGACGGCAACCTCGTAGAGCATCCGGAGGAGACGACGCCGCTCGACGGCTCGCAGATCATCGTCATCCCGCATATTGCGGGAAAAGGCATCATGCGCGTGCTCGGCCTCGTCGCCATGATCGCGCTCTCCGTATATGCGGGCAACATTGCGGGCGGCCTTTGGAAAGGGCTCGGCACGGCGTTCCGCGCGGGGCATATCGGAGCGATGCTCGCGAGCGGCGCCGTGATGTTCCTCGGCGGCAAGATCATCAACGCCGTTTTCCCGCAGGCGGCAGACAATATCAACTGGAATGACCGCGAGACGACACAGACATACGGGTGGGATTTGCCGACACCGACCACGACGGCGGGGACAGTCATCGGCGAGACATACGGAGAGTGCATCCCGGCCGCGCAGCTCCTGGAGCAGCACGTGGAGACCATCAACGATGAGCAGTATCTGAATCTGCTCTACTGCGGCGGCTATGGGCCGGTCGACAGCATCGACAATATCCGCATCGACTACACCGACATCGGCAATTTCTCAGGCGTGCAGCTCGAGACGCGCCTCGGAATGAACGACCAGAAGCCGATTTCCTTCTTCAAGAACACGCCGCTCGACCAGAGCGTAGGGATCGAATTGCTGCAGGGGCAGGCCGTCACGCGTACGAGCGACAGCACGAAGGCCTCCGCGCTCGAGGTTACACTGGAGTTCCCCGCGGGACTCTACCACGTCAACGACGACGGCAATTACAGCAAAGCGCAGGCGACCTTCCTGCTCGAGTACCGAAAGGGACAGAATGACAGCTGGCATAATTTCAAGCAGCCGGACTATCACTACAGCGTAGAGGCGGCGACAAACAGCGCCCTGCGACGCACGTTCTCCGTCACCGGCCTTGAGGCCGGGCAGTATGACGTGCGCGTGACGGCGGTCAGCAAGCCGTCCTCATCCAGGTATCAGAGCATGGTAGACTGGACGATCATGACAAGCTACGTCGACGGCATCTACAGCCGACCGAACAAAGTGCTCGTCGCGCTGCGCATCAAAGCAAACAACCAGCTCAGCGGCGGCGTTCCTTCGCTCAACTGGCGGCAGATGCGCAAGACGGTGCTCGTGCACAATCCGGAAACGGGGAACTATGAACAGCGGGCGGCCGACAACCCGATCTGGGCCTGCTACGACATCCTGCACGGGTGCCGCAGTCTCAAGAATATCAACACGGGAAAGACGGAGTACGTCATCGCCGGATACCCTGCCGCCTGCCTCGATGCCTATTGGGAGCAGTGGACATCGGCAGCGGCCTACGCCGACGAGGAGATCGTAAACCAGGACGGCGAGAAAGAGCCGCGCTATCGCTTCGACGCCTTCTTTGACAGCGCGCAGAAACGCTGGACTGCGGCACAGAAAGCCGCGAACGTCGGCCATGCGGTCATCATCCCGCACGGCCGCAATATCGGCATCGTCGTTGACCGTCCAGGGCACATCACGCAGATTTTCGGCGAGGGGCGCACGACAGTATCCTCCGTCAAAGGCTCGTTCAGCAGTACGGAGGACCGCGCCCGCGCCATCGAGGTCACGTATAACGACGGCCAGAATGATTTCAAGAATACCGTCATGACGGTTCGCTCGCCGAACTACAATACCAGCCGCGCGAGCGACAACACCGCACAGCTGACGCTTTTCGGCGTCAAGCGGCGCTCTCAGGCGTACCGCGAGGCCATCACGGCGCTCGCAACGAACGAGAGACAGCTGCAGTTCATCGAGCTCTCCGCCGACATCGATGCCGTCGTAGCGGAGTACGGCGATATTGTTGGATTCAACCATGCAGTGAGCCGCCTCGGCATCGCGTCGGGACGCATAGCCGCAGCGACCACGACGACGGTCAAGCTCGACAAGGTCGTACAGCTTGACGCCTCGAAAAAGTACGAAATCTACGTCTCACTTGCTGACGACAAGCTAATCCGCCGCGAAATCGTTGCCGAGACCGCGGAGACGGATACGCTCACACTTGCGTCCCCGTTCGACAGCGCGCAGACGCCGCAGCGCTTCGACAACTACGCGTTCGGCGAGGTGGATAAGGCCGTGAAGCCGTTCCGCATCGTCAACGCGACACGGGACGGCGACCTCAGGGTATCGCTCAAGCTCGCCGAGTACGACGAGGCGATGTACAGCGACGAGCTCGACTACAGCAAGTATCCTGTCATCGACTACAGCAATACACCGAGCGTCGCGCAGATCGCGACACTGACGGCGTCGGAAGAGTCGTACACCGCCGATAAGACGAGTATCTCCAATGTACGCGTGGCATGGCAACTCGCGCGCCAGGGTATCGCACCTGACGGCTACATCGTGCGCATCAAGTCGCGCACGAGCGACTACGACGAGCGGGTGAGCACGAGGATGACGACGCACATCTTCCGCGGCGTGCGCCAGGGTGACGACTACGACATCACGGTCTACAGCATCTTCGACGCACTGACTGCTGACAGCAAGACGATGAGCCTACACGTGCACGGCACGACATATGCCGCTAATAATGCGAGCAATCTTGTCGTCATGCTTGTTGGCAAGGGCTTTAGCCTCTCGTGGCGCGGCGCGACAGGCACGGCCGTCGCGGGATACAATGTCTACCGCGGTAGGAACGGCATGACGATGCAGCAGTGCGAAAAGGTAAGCACAGAACAGGCCGCGACATCGTGCTACGTGCCAACACAAGACGCCGGGCAGTATGTATTTTACGTCGAGTCAATCGACAAAGACGGCAATACATTCGGCGAGACGCTCACTGGCATCGGCTCTATCGCAATGCCGGGCAAAGTTACCGACGCTTCAGCCTACACGATATATCGGCAGTATCAGGACGGCGCGACAGGCTATGACATCGTCGTGAACTTCAGCCTGCCAGCGACGGCCGCCGTTGCCGACGTCGCTGTCTACTACAAGACCAATCACATCGACATGACCAAGCTGGCCGGGGCACTGCCGGAAGGCGTGCCAGCCGACGAGCTTGGCTACTATGCCGACTGGCGCTACGCGGGGAAAGGCACGAGCCGCGTCACGATCCCCGCCGCACAGCTTGGCGACACGTACCGTATCAAGCTCATCGCCGAAGACGTCAATGGTTTTACTACATCTGACGAGGACGCGACATACATCGAGCTGACCGTCGAAGCCAAGCAGACCGTACCAGACACGCCGACCGGCTTCCACAAGGATTTTGTGCTCGGCAAGGGATTCACTTTCGCGTGGAGTGATGTCACAAATTCGGATGTCGACTACTACGAGCTGCGCTACGACCGAAACCCGGGTGCAGCCTACAACTTGCTCGCGCGCGCACAGGGAACGAGCATCACACTCGAGTCAATGCCGTCGCGCAAAGCGACGATATACCTCTACGCGCACAACGCGACGAAAAAGTATAGCTATCCGGCATCATTGAGCTATGACTACCCGGTATTGAGCGCGCCGGGCGGCTTAACGATCGAAAAGGCCATCCTTGCTGTCAATATCACCGTGCCGGACATCCCCGACGGAGCCGACGGCGTCCACCTCTACATCGAGCACCGGCAGATTGACATCGGAAAAAACACGAATTATACGTACTCCAATCAAGCGGGAATCTACGCCGTCACAGCCTGCTACTACGACATCTTCGGCGAGGGCTATCAGACAGCCGAGTATCAGGCCGTCATCGACCCATGCATCGATCCGAAGTACATTGAAGAAGAGAGCATCACGCTCGAAAAAGTCGACGACACGATCAAGACAGCCGTATCCGACGCCCAGGAAGCCATCCCGCGCCTCGACGGCGTTGACGTCAAGATTGAAGGTCTGGATTCAAGCATCGACAGTATTGACGTCAAGATTGAAGGTCTGGATTCAAGCATCGACAGTATAGATAAGAACATCGAAAGCATCAACACCGACATCACGGGAATCAAAAAGACCGCTACGGATAACCTCGCCGCGGCGAACAAGCGCGCCGACGATAACATGGCGTCCATCGAGACAAAACTCAACGCCGCGCCGGACGTGAATGGTTATAAGTCCATTCAAGACCTTCATAAAGCGGACGGCGAGCTCAGCAGCACGATCGCGAACAACAAGAAGGACGCGGACGGGAAGTACAGCACGAATGCCAGCCTGATAAAGCAGAACGCGGGAAGCATTCAGACTATGGTCGCGAACCTCAACGCGTCGGCGAATGGGAATGCGTACAAATCAATTTCCGGCCTATACCAGACCGCGCAGGAAATCTCGTCCACGGTCACAGCGAACAAGGAATCACAGGACAAAACGAACGAATCATTATCCTCACAGATTACCCAGAAAGCAGACGCGATCACTTCCACAGTCACGGCGAACAAGGCAGCGCAGGATAAGACGAACAAGTCTCTATCCGATTCAATCACTCAGGTCAGCCAGAAGGCCGATTCAATCAGCAGTACGGTTTCGTCGAATAAGACCGCGCAAGACAAAACAAACCAGTCACTATCGTCGCAGATCACGCAGAACGCGGACAGCGTTACTGCTGTCATTGCGAATCTCAACGCGACAGACCCATCAAAGAGTGCGTACAAGAGCATCACGCAGCTCAAGGCCGACATCAACGGTGTCAGCTCTACAGTAGCGTCGAACAAGTCAGCCGCGGATACCTCCATCTCGCAGATCAGCCAGAAGGCCGACAATATCAAAGCGACGATAGAAGGCAATCTCAACGCGACAGACCCATCAAAGAGTGCGTACAAGAGCATCACTCAGTTACAAGCCAATATAAACGGCGTATCTACGACCGTCCAGAACAACAAGACGGCCACAGATACCGCGATTTCAAACGTCAGCCAGAAGGCCGATAAAATTTCATCGACCGTCCAGACGCAGAAGACGGATACTGATAAGCAAATCAGCGGGCTATCGTCAAGAATCACGCAGAACGCGAGCAGCATCACGTCGATTGTCACGAACCTCGGCGACTCGACGAAAGCGAAAAACGCTTATAGCGCCATCGCGCAGATGCAGGACGGCATCAACCTCCGCGTAAAATCATCAGACTTCAACGGGGGAAATATCGTCTCTCAGATTAACGTATCGCCGAGCGGCACGCTGATTGACGGCAAGTATCTCCACGTTACAGGCACGACGAAGTTTGATAAAGATGTCATCGTCGGCGGCATGATCGCGGCAGGGGCGATCACGGCGGACAAACTGAGCTCGAGTACCATCTCGTTAACACAGAACCAGGGCATCACGGGCGGCAGCGTCACGCTGAACGCCGAAGGGATGATCGTTGTAAAAGATTCCGGCGGTGGCGTGAGGTTCGATTCCAGCGGGATGCAGTTCTTTGACAAGAACAACAAGATATATACCACCACAGGAAGAATCATCGTCGGCACCATACAGGACGGGCAGGTACTCACGCTCAATTCTGCGTGGGACAATACGCCATATATCATCATGTCACCGCTTGAAATCTCCAACAAGCTCCAGAATATAACATATGCTAATGCCGATATGTCAACGCAATGCTATCCTATCAACGTCAGCAAAAATGGCTTCACAGGGAGATGCCGGACAGTTGCATCAAATGCGTATGCGCACATTTCGAAGGGCGTATCTCGTGATAAACCTGTGACGATAAAAGCAAACACAGAGGAATTTACAAGTGCAACGATTGTCATCAACAACAATGCAAGTTGCAGCAATGATGATGATAAGAGAAACATTTCTGTAACTACGAAAATTTACGTTGACGGCGTGGAAAAGATAACGCTGACATCAACACATTCATTCTATCGTGTGTATTATGGCGGTGGCTATTCTCCACCAAGTGGAATACATCTACATCACACGGACAATGGCCAATTCACTGGTAGTCTCGCGTTTAGCAAAAATTCTGTCATAACGGCTACTGTGACAGCTACAGGAGATTATATTGCTGACGCTGGCGCAGTCGTATCTTTGGACTTGCACGTAGATGAAACTGTGGTGTCTACGGGTACAGCGATGTTTATCGCAGTGGAAACACCAAATCAAGGTTATACATTGAGGTGATGATATGGACAACATTGAATTACACAATGAAGTCATGTTCTATAAGAAAGCCGTGGAGCGCATGGGCGTCGAATTGCAAAAGCTCAAAAAAGAGCTGCGGGACATGCACAGCGAGATTGCGGCCTACAACCGTACGGTGAAGCGCTTGTCCGCTCAGCTGGACATGACGAAAGAATTCGGTGATACGCTATGAATTTCATCCTCATCACAAATCAAGCATGGCTGTACTACACCTACGTCTGTTTGAAGTCAATGAAACTCTCAAAGAAACCAGAGTCGAAGTATAACATTTTCATCCTCTGCATCGGCTTCGGCAACGATTATCTGATTCAAGATTTAGACGCAGACGATTTCAGGATTACGCCGATTTTCTTCAGCAGAAATCTGTTCGAGAAAGAACACAATATCGGCATCGTATATTACAAACTGCTCATCCAAGAGCTCCTGGATGTTGACTATGTATTCCACATTGACGCGGATTGCGTTGTCGTGTCAGACCTGTCCGGTGTGTTCCAGTACAAGCCAAAGTATCTAGGCGCGGTCATCGATCGACTGCACACGGACTACTACAACATGGGCAACGTCCTTTTCCACCTCGAGAACTTGCGCAAACTGAAGAACTATGTTCCCTACGCATTTTCCCACGACTTAGATGATTGGCAAATCGGCGAATACAACGAACTCCATTTTCCGCCTTATCTGTACGAGCAAGACATCCTCAACTACTTGTTCCGCGGGCGCATCGAGGCGATACCATACGGCTACAATGTTTTGGCAAACCTGTATCAAAAAGAAGATGAAGCGGTCTGGATGAGAAAGTACCACAAGCTGCCTGCCCCCGAGGACGTCAAAATCGTCCACTTCGCCGGCATGGGCGACCACGCGAAGCCGTGGCAAAAGCCAATGGCCTATGACAATCAAAGGTGGATGAATATATGGCGGGCGATCGAGCGAGACGAGAGCATAGAAGGGATGGTAAAGGAGGCGTGTGAAGCACCGTGGAAAAACTCGTACTAGGCTATGCGCAAGTGCTGATTACCCCAAGATGCACATTGCGCTGTGAAAAATGCTCAGTGGCGTCAAATCTATGGGACAAGGATGATAAATCAGAGGACATGAGCATCGAAGATTTCAAAGCGACCGTGGAGCATGCTTTTTCCCGCTTTCGCATGATGAACGAACTGCATATCATAGGCGGCGAACCGCTGTTGAATGACAAATTGCCTGATATGCTGGAATGGCTTCACGATAGCTTTGGCGCGTATATCAATCAGGTCATCATTGTCACGAACGCTACAATTCTACCATCTGGCAGACTGATGAATGCTCTGAGGGAAACGAGGTTCACGCTGCTGCTCTCAGACTACACAAGGGAGATACCGGAGTTAACCAATCGATTCAACCAGGTAATCGGCTTGGCAAAGGAAAATCATATTCCCTACGGCGTGACATTTCATCCATTCGTTGATTATGGATATGACCTGGAGGAGCATGGTTCATCGTTCCGGAGCTGCGTACAAAAATCACCGTACCTGTGCCACGAGATTCGAGGAGACAAGATATTCTATTGTACACAGGCGAGAATCAACAATGAGATTCGGGGATATGGGTACAAAGAGGACGGTATCAGCCTTGTCACGTCAACGGATGAAGAACTGGAAAGCTATATTCACGGGGCATTATTTGGACATGAGACCTGTAAGAGATGCCGGGGAGCAGATGCCATCAAATATTCATGCCCAATGGGGCGGCAGATGAAATAGAAGGAGAAGATTCCATGAAAAAAACAATGATAGCTATGGCGGCAGCACTGGCAATACTCGCGCCGACGATGTGCTCGGCGCAGTCAGTCAATGATGCAATCGATACTGTGGGCGTAGACAGATTCGCCCACGCGGGCGTGAGCTACATCATCAACGACCAGCTGCACAGGAACTGCCACTTCAACCGATTTTGGGCAGCAACGACAACGCTCGCAATCGGAGCTGCGAAAGAAGCATTGGATGATCATTTTGACCGCGGTGACTTTGCCGCTGACTGCGCTGGCGTGCTGATGTATCAGATAAAATTTTGAAGAGGTGATATAAATGCTAGATGGATTCCGCTATCTTGAAGAGCGCGACGCAAGCGACAAGATCACGCGCGCTGGCGTCGTAAGTAAAAAATCGGCTTTTGTCTCGCCGGACAACGCGGGTATCTACGACGCGATTGCTCTCGATCTGCGTCTGCTCGCCGAAACCGCGGCGTCGCTTGCTGACGATGCCAACTTGCAGCGGATCCTGACGCAGGTCAAGAGTATGTACGATGACATGCGCACTAACCCCAACTTTGGCAGCACCGCCGCCCGCGCAGCCGCTGAAGACGCGCTCAAGCAAGCCAAGGCAGCCGCCTCGAGCGCCGCATCGGCAAAGGAGTACGGAGACAAAGCGGCCAGCGTCGCGTCTGCGATCACAACCGTTGAGAACTATCTCAAAACGATTGAGTCGGTCGAAAAATCCACATCGGACAATGCGACAATCGCCACCACCAAGGCACAGGCCGCCGCTACAAGCGAGACCGACGCCGCCGCATCGGCCACAAATGCTAAAAAGAGCGAGACTAATGCCGCGTCATCTGCTTCTGCGGCAAATACCTCGGCGACTGCTGCCAAGACGTCTGAGACAAATGCAAGCAGTAGTGCATCCGCCGCCGCCGCGAGCGCCAAGTCGGCGAGCACATCCGCGACCGCTGCATCAAAATCGCAGACTGACGCAGCAGCATCAAAGAGCGCTGCTGCAGCGTCACAGACGGCAGCCAAGACATCGGAGACCAATGCCGCTACATCGGCGTCATCGGCCTCGTCGTCACAGGTAGCGGCAAAAGCAAGCGAGACAAACGCCAAAGCGTCAGAGACGAGCGCCAAAGCCTGGGCAACATCAGCGGGATCGCCGGACGGCGCAGCTGATTCGGACAGCGCGACAGGCAAAACACAGAGCGCCAGGACATGGGCGCTGGCGGCCAAGGCGTCGACGAAGACAGCGCAGGACGCCGCGGTGCAGGCGACGAGCACGCTCAAAAATGCCGCCGCCACAGTCAAGGCGGCCGTCACCGGCAGCAGCCGCATCTACATGTGGAACGGCGATAAAGGCTACCCGCTTACCTCAGTCAAAGATGTTGCGACGAACAAAGTCTACGATGCGACGTACTGCCGGCTGAGCACCACGAAGCCGACCGAGGCAACAGACATCTGGCTCAAACCGGTAAGCTGATATAAGGAGGAAACAACATGGCAATCATTACAGAGGAGACAATCATCGATGAGAACGGCGTGCAGCAGACGGCCCACCCGCGCACCGAGGTGGCCGCGATCACAGACGCGCCGAGCTTCGCGCAGGCGATCATGAAGTCGGGGGACGCCGCGGCAATCCTGACAAAGCTTGGCGCGACAAGCTACGCGCAGACGCTCCTCAGACAGGCGAGCGCAGGAGATTTCCAGTCGGCGCTCGGCATCTCGGCTTTCGTCAAGTCGGCTCTCGCCGGCGCTGACGCGGGAACGGTGCTCAACGCCATCTTGCCGAAGACGGCGCAGGCGCATAATGGTTTTTGCCGGGGGAAAGACATCACGGCGTACTTCAACAACGGCGGCTTCACAAAAGCAGTCGCAGCAGGCACATTCGACGACATCTTTCCGGGCGACTACATCACGAAACAGGTCACGGTAGATGGTACGAGCATCGGCGCGGAGAAATTCCTGATCGCCGACCTCGACTACGAGCTCTACACAGGCGAAAGCACGCTGACGACGCATCACGTCGATGTCGTGCCGCAGGACGTGCTGAACGTCAATACGCGCATGTGCGCGACAAATGACACGACGGGCGGCTACGTCGCATCCGAGATGTGGACGAAGACAATTCCTAAATACGTGACGGCCATCCAGAATGCCTTCGGCAGCGGCCACGTCCTGAAACACAGAGAGCTGCTGACGAACGCAGTATCAGCGAGCGCACCGGCGGGCGGCGGCGCTGGCTGGGTCGGCTCATCGTCAGGATGGGCATGGTATGACGTATATGTGAACCTCATGAATGAGAACATGGTCTACGGCGGTCGCGTATGGGGCTCGGGGCATGACACCGGCGAGCGCACATCTCAGCTTGCTCTCTTCCGGCATAATCCATCAGCGCGTATCGCAGGCTATCGCGGCAACCGTATGGATCGGAAGTGGTATTGGCTCACGGCCGTCGCGTCGGCGTCTCGCTTCGCGGGTTGCAGCACCGATGGCGTTGCCTACTTCTATGATGCGTCGTCTGCGGGTGGCAACGGCGGCCTCCGCCCACATTTCCTGCTGTATTGACCTATGACCTTGCGTGAGCCCCTTTATGGGGCGAAGCAAGGCGGAAAGGATGGAGTATGAGCGTATTAGTACGCAAGAGGAAACTATCGGAGCTGAAATTCTACGACAATGCCATCAGGCTGCGGCGCTCGATGACGTATCTGCTGATGCGCGACCTCGGCGCGAAGCGCGGCGATAAAGAATGGTATAACGCACACCGGACGGTCAGGAACATGGACAATCTCTACAGGAGGCTGAAAGCATGGCTGAAACAACAGAACAAGCAGCAAGCGCGGCAGACGCCACGCGGGAACAGATCGCTCAAAAAGAGCAGGAAATCGCCGACCTGAGATGCGCCTTTGCGCACCCGGGATCAGAAATCGCCGACGACAAAGTAGCGCGTATCTACGAAGCGCGCATCAACGCCGAGCCGGATCCCTACAGCGCCGACGAACTCATCGCCAAGCGCCAGACGGCCCGCGACCGCATCGACGCGCTAAAGGCGGAGATCAGAAAACTCCGCGGCGAAGAAGCGGTGCTTTCTGAAGAGGAACAGAAAGCGCGAGCCCTCAATGAACTCGACACGGGATACGAACGCGCGAAGAACCAGATCCTGATGGCATACGTCGCGGCCGTCATGGCCGAAGATACGGACACACAAACGTCGCTCAAGACGCAGCTCAAGAGCCTCGACGCAGACTACGACGCGAAGAGAAAGGAGTAATACGATGAGACTGAAGTGGAGAAAACGGTGCTTCCGCTGCCTACAGTACCTGCGGGACGACGGCACCTGCCAGAACCCGAAATGCGTGCGGTATACGCCGGAGGAGGGCGAAACGAACACAGACGGCGAAAAGACGGCGAAGGACAGTGCAGCAGGAACCACGGAGAACGCATAGGAGGGCCTATGAATGAAATAGTTGACGTGCTCCGGCAGATGCTGCCGGTGCGAAAAGAAGCGGCATGGGGAACAATGACGGGGGCGGCGGGAGTGGTGAGTGAGTATTTTTTTGGTGCATGGAACATGGCACTTGAAGCGCTCGTATGGGCGATGGTGATTGACTATCTGACAGGCGTGCTCGCGGCCTACATCAACCCCAAGATGATGCTCGACAGCCGGACAGGCTTTCGTGGGATCTGTAAAAAAATCGTGATCCTGCTCCTCGTGAGCCTCGCTCATTTTGTCGACAGTGCGACGGGACAGCAGATTGCGTGCACTGCTGTGGTGTGGTTCTTCCTCGGCAACGAGGGGCTGAGCATCCTCGAGAACGCCGCAAAAGCGGGCGTGCCGATCCCCAGGGGACTCCGGCAGACACTCAGACAGCTCTCGGTGGAGAAAACAGAAAGAAAGGACAATGCGAAATGAAAGTATACATCAATCCTGGCCACGATAAAAAATATGATTCCGGCGCGGTGAACCCGGCCACGGGACTGCGCGAATGCGATGTAGCGGCCGAAGTCGGCGCGCTCGTCGCCGACTATCTCGAAGCGGCAGGATGCGAATGCCGCATCCTGCAGAGCGACAACCTCGCGGGGGAATCGGAATACTTCGACCGTCAGGGGAAGAGCGTGTGCGGCGACGCCAACAACTGGGAGGCTGATGTATTTGTCAGCATCCATTGCAATGCCGCGAACTGCGCAGCGCGCGGGACGGAGGTCGAATGCTACGACGCAGACAGCGGCAACAACGGCGCACAGCTCGCGCAGTGCATCCAGTCGCAGATCGTGGACGCGCTCGGCACGACCGACCGCGGCATCAAGAGCCGTCCGGGCCTGCTCGTTCTGCGGCAGACGGACATGCCTGCCGTACTGGTGGAAATGGCGTTCATCGACAACGACGAGGACGCGGCACTCTTGGCGGGCAAGACAGACGAGTTCGCGCGGGCGATTGCGCGCGGCGTGACAGACTACGAGAATATCGTAGGCGCGTGAAAGCAGCAGGCCATTGACAGAAACACACGAGAAACGCACGAGAAACACACGTGCAAGGCACATGCATATCTCGTGCGTTCAATGTGTGTTTACCATCGGGAGAGACTTGATGAAGAAGATTCCACGCAAGGCTCAAAGAAAGATGGCCGCGGATGCGGCGCGTGGGAAATGGTACAACCTCATGCGCCCCGACGAAATCCCCATGTTCGCGGCGTGGCTTTCGAATGATTTCCACGAGTGGCAGATGCAATCCCCGGATACCGGTGAAGCGATGCGAGCTTACAAAAACGGGCGGACAATCACGATCCGCTACGACGGACGCCGCACAATCTGCGGGCGCTGCGTCATGACACTCTGGTATACATATCAATGTTTCAAAGAGTAGAAAGGATTATTCATCATGAGTAAGTGGACAGACATTCGTGACGGTGCGCTCGATGCGATGAAGCAGGGCGCGCTCAACGTCGCCGAGGAGACGAAGAAGCAGTTCCTCGCAAACTTCATCGAGGCGGGCGTGCCCGTCATTGAGGAGTACGCAGCGCAGTTCACTGCGAAGGTGAAGGAGCAGGCCGCGGGCGAAGCCGGCTGGACGAAGATTCGCGACGCCATCGTGATCCCGTTCGCCGTGCAGATCGGCCTCTACATCGGCAAGCAGATCTTGCAGACGGTGCAGACGCAGACGGCAGCGGCATAAGGGTTTCAGCGGTTCAATTCTGGTTGCAATAGGTTGCAAATAGGTTGCAAAATAGGTTGCAAAAGGCGGCAGGGGGAAATCCTTGCCGCCTATTTTTTTGACCACACTTTGACCACAGAAAGCCTAAATTTGCAAATCTTCCTGCGAACGTAACTGCTATGAAACGCCGTAAATAAAGGGATTACGAAATGGCACAAATAAAGATTTGTAAAAAATTAATGGTAAACATATCTTTAGAAACATGGAACGAGCCCTTATGTTTCAAGGGTTTATCATTTAGGATTGCTCGTTTTGACCACACTTTGACCACACTTTATGGCATTATCAAGAAGGGCACCTACATTCAAGGCATCCTGCTTGTAGAAATGGGAGTAGACGCGGAGCGTGATGCTGGGGTTCGCGTGGCCGACGCGGCGGCTGATGACCGGCATGGGGACGCCGAGACTGACAAGGTATGAAACGTGAGAGTGCCGCAAGCCGTGCAGGGTGATCTCAGGGAGGTCAGCGAGGTTTGCCCATTTCTTCAGTATCTTGTATAGCGGCATGTAGTTTAGCGGCCATATTTGATGATCTGGAAGTTCCATGAGGCGCTTCGTATATCTCTTGATGCGTTGCATGATAGCCCGCGGCATGGGGATGTCTCTGACGGATTGTTCGTTCTTGACGGGGCAAAGCTCCCCCGCAGCGTTGCAGGCCTTCCGCACATGGATGATATTTCGCGAGAAGTCGAGGTCTTCGCCGCCGACGCCGTAAAATTCAGCGATGCGCATCCCTGAATAAAAGAGCACATCAAAGCAGAGGCAGGCGGCTTCATACTGTTTGTCTCCCTTCCCTGCCGCGAGGAAGCGCTCATACTCCTCAAGCTCATAAAATCCCTTGCGCCGTACACTATGGCCGATGGTTGGCAGGTTGGCAAGGGGGCTGCGCCCGACATATCCCATGCGTTCTGCCCAACGGAACAGGGCATGGCAGGCGGTATTTGCAAGCTGTATCGTAGCAGGGGAAAGCGCCTTGCCGCGCGTGCTTTTCCGCGTGAGCATCCATCGCTGCCAACCGCTCATAACTGTTGCCGTGACGGACTTGATTTGTACGTCGCTGAGCTTCGGGCGGATGTAGCGCCGGAACAATGCCTCGTAGTTGGCGTACGTCGATGCGCGGACGCGCGGCTTGCGATCCGCGAGGAATGCGTCGCAAAGGGCGCCGACGGTCATCTCTGGCGAGTGCACGGCGCTTGCCAGTATCTCGCGCTCATACTTCAGCGCGTCGCGCTTTGTCTTGAAGCCGCGCTTCGTCGTCTGGCGGCGCTTGCCGGTCCAGTCCGTGTAACGGAACTTGACGTACCATGTGCCGGATTCTTGCCTGTATGCGGTCATGATGTGCTCCTTTCTCCGTGGCACGTCACGGGAATATGTTATACTGAAACCGTAAGCCCCGGAACCGCCTACGGGCGTCCGGCGCGGGGTGGCCGACAACCACCCTCTTATCCAGCTGTCTCGCACGAGGCAGCTCAGGGCCGTCTTGTCAACGGCTGCTGCAAATCGTGCCGCCTGCGGGCGGCTTTTTTGTTTGCGTAAAACTCACTTGATCCAGCTCTCAGAAAGGAACCTCCCGACATATATCTCACTCTCATCGTATCGGTACGCCATGAGCCGGGCGGCGAACGCGTCGGCTTCGTCCTCGTAGCGTGTGCGGGAGTATGAGATGTTGTGGAGGGAGTAAGCGCAGTATCCCGGATGCATGAGGATGTGACCGAGCTCGTGGCAGAGAACGGCGGTCTGCTGCCATTCCTCGAGGCGGTCGTTGATGAAGATATACTTGCGCCGGAGGATCCTTCGCCACATGCCGTTGATGTGATCGGGGAGAGGCGCAAGCATGACCTCGCAACGCATATCTTTCGCGATGCGGTAAGGGTCTGTGGTGGCATAACGTCTTACGAGGTTCCGGACGCGTAGGGGGATGTTGAGTGGCATGCGCTGGCCTCCTTCCTGGAATTGAAAACATCACTTCTTCCTCTTGTTCTTCTCCTTCGCATCCCAGAAGGCGAGCTCAAGGGCGCGGTTTATCTTCTCGATGTCCTCCGCGCCGAGGGCGACGCCGTTGTATGTGAGGTTCGGTTCGGCGAGGATT